CTCAAATATCACCAAGTCATCACCTAATATCTCATAATCTACATTCCAGCCTCTCTTTCCAATAAGGAAAGAAGAGTACTGAAGTAGAAAGTGATGTGTTAGGGCTAACATGGCTCATGAGGATAGTGCTCCCATTGGTTGACCAACTGCATACCTACATACTCCTTTTTCTCCAGAATAGCCAGAGAGGTCATAATAATAATCTCTCATAACTAACAACCCTGCTCACGAATTACCTAATTTAATAGGAAGAATTCGATCAAGCAAGGCTGACTGGAAGATAATAGGAAGCCGATCCGTAGCTGCTGATAAATCATAGCTCCAAGAACATAAGCTCTTGGAAGCCTTAGATTTAGAACGCTCTACAGACTCATCTTGGTTAAATGTACCATCATTCGGAATCCTCTTTAACAAATCAAAGAGGGAATCGTGAAGTGGTTTTAACAAAGATTGAGTTCAAGAATCGACAATAGCAAATACTCGGAGTTTCCCGGCAGCCTCTTCTTTAAAAGAAAGCTGTCCGAGACCTCCCATCCATGAACCCTTATGACACGGAACCTTTATTCCAAAGGTTTCGGCTGTCATAGCTAACTGACTTCCTTCAATGAATGCTTTTCAGAGACCTAAAGAATTAGATCTCTTTACGTATTCATGGAAGTATCCCATTAATTCTGGATTTCTCCGGAGCAATAGGGCATCAGTTAGAAGTCCATGTCATGAAATGCTATTAGTAGGCGAAGCAGAATGTATCAATACTGGGGAAGTTTGTCCTAATCGAATAGATTTCGTCCATAAGTCATATCCTTCAATTGATTTGAAGAAATTGGCAAACGGCGAACTATCGATAAAGGATAAAAACTTCTCAGACTGAATCTTGTCTCCTGAAAATTCTCCAGTTATAGTGCTGAGTTTAGGTTTAAACTCGCACTGTAACACTCTATATACCGAAAATACAGTCAATCAAAACTGTATTGTAGGCATATGAGCCTTCCTAATCAGATTACGATCACCACGAGGTATTATACTCGGGAGACCGTTAATCAGTCTAGGGAGAGGAAGATCAGGATCAAGATCACGAAGAGAGTACATCCGATCATCCCCAAGGTATCTCTGCAAACAAACATGGCATGCCTTTAACCATTTTATGGTCAAGGTATCTCCGTGATGTTTCGAGATACGGGATAATCGGTGAGTTAGGTTGTGGATTCGTCTAGCTTTACTAGCGACTCGAGATGTTCCTCCATATATTAAGGAAATTACTTTCCGCATATAAGGGGAAATCCCATCTCATACTTTTGAGATAGAGAACATCTTATCAATCACGACACCTGGAGCCGATAAAGAC